TCGCTGCACTCCCGGCCTGCCGTACCATCACCGCCTCTGGTCGGCAGACCTATCAAACCGCCCCCAAGAAGGGAGACCCATGAAAGCGTCCCTGGATAGGGCAGGCCATGAGCCGTGAGCGCCAAGCACGTCGGTGCATCGGACACAGGACGGACGGGGCTCCGTGCAAGGCATACGCAATGCAGGGTGGGACCGTATGCCGCGTACACGGGGGAACGGCTCAGCAAGTTAGGCAACGTGCCGCTGCACGGGCCGCTGAGGAGAAGGCTGAGCGGGCGGTCGTCACGTACGGGCTGCCCCGGGAGATCGACCCGGCGGCCGCTCTCCTGGAAGAGGTCCACCGCACCGCCGGCCATGTCGCATGGCTGGCCGCGAAGATCCGCGAGCTCGACGACGATGACCTCACGTGGGGTGTCACCCAGGAGACCGAGAAGACCGCGACGCTCGTCCCTGGAACCGACACCAAGTCAGCCGCCCGGCCTTCCGTATGGCTGGAGCTCTACCACCGGGAACGTAAGCACCTCGTCCGCGTCTCCAAAGCAGCGATGGACGCGGGAATCAGCGAGCGCCTGGTCCGCCTGGCCGAGCAGCAGGGCACCATGCTGGTCGACGTGATCCGCCGGTCCGCTGACGGCCTCCTCGCCGAGGTCACCTCCCTCCTCAGCAAGGAAGATGCAGCGAAGGTGCGCCGGGCGTGGCCCGGCTGGCTGGCCAGTATCGTCCCGGCCGAGATCGCCACCGTCACCGGAGGCCTGCGGTGACCGAGCCCTCAGACATCGACCCCTGGGCGTACGCCGCGCGGGCCTTCGCAAACGAAGCGCAGCGTGTGTCATGGATGTATGACCCGGTCGCGTGGGTGAACGACGTCGTCGACTTCGGGCCGGAGCCTGACGCCGGCCTGGCCCCCTACCAGGAGGAGATCCTCGGCGCGGTCCCCGACCGTAAACGCGTAGCAGCCCGAGGGCCGCATGGCTTGGGGAAGAGCGCGATGGCCGCGCTTGCTCTCCTGTGGTTCGCGTCAACGCGTGAGGCGGCACGGATCGACTGGAAGGTCATCACCACGGCGAGCGCCTGGCGGGCCTTGTCCATCTACCTGTGGCCCGAGGTGAGGAAGTGGTCGCGACGGCTGCGCTGGGAGGTCCTTGGGCGCAGCCCGTACTCCGAGATCACCGAGCTGCTCATGCTGAACCTTAAGCTCGTCCACGGCGCGGCCTCTGCGGTCGCCTCGAATAAGGCCGAGCTGATCGAGGGTGCTCACGCGGACAGTCTCTTCTACCTGATCGATGAGGCGAAGATCGTCCCCGATCCGACGTGGGACGCCATCGAGGGCGCGTTCTCCGGGGGCCGTACAGAGGGCCTCCCGGAAGCGTTCGCGCTAGCCATCAGCACCCCCGGGCCTCCGGCCGGCCGCTTCTATGACATTCACCGGCGGGCGCCGGGCCTCGAGGACTGGTGGGTCCGGCACGTCACCCTCGCCGAGGCGGTCGCCGCCGGCCGGATCTCCCCGGAGTGGGCGGAGCAGCGCGCCCGCCAGTGGGGCCGGGACTCCGCGATGTACGCGAACCGTGTCCTCGGCGAGTTCCACGCCTCCGATGAGGACGCGGTGATCCCGCTCGCCTGGGTAGAGGCCGCGATCGAGCGCTGGCATGAGTGGAACGACTCCGGCCGCCCGCCGCTCACCGGGAAGCGCTTCACGGGTGTCGACGTCGCCCGCACCGGCGCGGACAGCACAGTGTTCGCCCACCGGCACGGCCCCGGCATCCTCCGCCTGGAGACCCATGACCGCGAGGACACCATGCAGACGACGGCCCGCGTCCAGGCCGCGACCGGCGAGGACGAGGAGGACCAGGCGCTCCCGGTCGTCGACTCGATGGGCGTCGGCGGCGGCGTCGTCGACCGCCTCCGGGAACTTCGGTCACCTGTCGTGGCCTACACCGGTGCTGCGAAGACCAGAGCCCGGACCCGTGACGGTGAGTACGGGTTCACCAACTGCCTCACCGGCGACGCTCGCGTGACCGCTGTCGGTGACCTACGGCGCATCTACCGGAGCCGGTACGAAGGACCTCTCTTCAAGGTCAAAATGGCCAGCGGTGACGAGTTCACCGCCACCCCGAATCACCAGGTACTGACGCGGAGCGGCTGGGTCCCGGTCGAGTCGCTCAACGTGGGCGACGAGCTCCTCAGCGCCGCGAGCGGTGAAGCGCCGGACGCCACTGTTCGGCCAGAAGTACACGACATGCCACCCATGCTCAGCGAGGTCTACCGCGCGGCATGCCGCCGCTTCGGAGCGGAACGGGTGGAGGAGGGAGCTGTGAACTTCCACGGCGACCGGCCCATGGGTGAAGTCGATGTTGTAACGGTCCACCGCGAGCTGCTCGGTCTCCGCCCATCCGGCGGGGAGCATGCCGATCAGGGCGACCTCGTCCGGCCGCTGCTGAGACCTGGTGCGCTGCTGAGTGACCGCCTTACGCCGCGCGCCTTCCGGGGAGGCCAGCGGCCTCGGCGGACACGGGCGGCCCTCCCACACGGGCACGTGGCGGGTCGCCCGCTCACGCCGCTCCTGCAACGTCATCCGGTCCTCCCGCAGATTGTTCGCCTCCTTCCAGCCGCGGCTACGGACGCCCTGGTCGCGCAGCGCGCACTTGATCGTGCCCTGACCTACGCCGTATGCGTCGGCAAGGGCCAGCACGCTTTCTCCGGCCTGGTAGCGCCGCGCGACCTCGCCCTCGTCGAGGGCCTCCTGACGGCGACCCCGGGCGATGTCGCCCTGGCTACGCAGGGGCACGCCGTGATCAGTGAGGATGCGGCGGACGGCGTACTGATCGATGCCGAACTCCTTGGCCAGGGGCAGCGTCGCTTCGCCGTCCCTGTACCGGGCGACGAGGGCGGCCTCATCGACGCTCACGCCCCGGGCGAGGAGGATGCTCTCCTTGCGGCTCCGTGGCTGGACGCCGTGATCGCTGAGCACGCGAAGGATGGTGGTCCGGTCAGTCCGGAACTCCTCTGTCAGCTTGCGGAGGGACGCGCCCCCCACGTACCGCTGGACCAGGTCATCAGCATCGAACGAACTACGTCCGGGCAAGGGGGCACCTACGTCTTCACTCTGGAGACCGCAACGGGTTCTTACAAGTCACAGAGTGTAGTGCACCGTAACTGTCGGTCTGCGGCTTATTGGGGAATGCGTGAACTCCTTGACCCGGCGTTCGGCGCCGAGATCATGCTTCCCCCGGATGATCTCCTCGTCAGCGACCTGACCGCGCCGACGTGGGACGTGACAACCGGCATCCCACCGAAGATCCGAGTCGAGAAGAAGGAGGACGTCGTCGCCCGCCTCGGCCGCTCCCCGGACCGCGGTGACGCCGTCGCCATGGCGTTCTTCGCGGAGCGCCTGAGCGCCTCGGCGATCCACGTCCCGACGGAGCTCCCGGCCAAGCGGTCCGCGACCGCGGCCCGCTACGGCCGTCAGGTGTTCGGCTCCAGCGGACCGCGGTGAGCGTCAGGACAATGGGCGGGTGACCGTCACCATGCAGGGCATCGCCGCCGTCCTCAACGATCCGATGCGGGGGCGCCCGCTCGTCCTCGGGCAGCCTGACCCGCTCTGGTTCACCAGTGAGACCCCGGTGTACTTCGGGGACCGCCGGGCCGGGGAGGTGACCCGGCTATGGCTGGAGGGCGCCCTCGTGCACTGGAAGGGCGTCCTGGACGATGAGCCGCCGGCGCTCACCTGGGCGGGTGATCAGGTGACCGTCGCCGTGCCGGAGCCGAGCCCGGCCGTGCTGATCGCGGCGGGCGCCCTCGTCGGGATCCCGGCCTTCGTGTCCGGGCGTACGGAGCAGCGGGACGGGGTCACGGTGATCTCCCCCTGGTCCCTCGCCCGCATGGACCTGGTCCGGGCGCGGCCGTGGCCGGAGGTCACGCTCCGCCTCACGGATGACCGGGAGACCGCAGGGGCGCGGGCGGGGGCGGTGTAGCCGTTCCGTCCGCCGGCCCCAGCACGGCCGAACCGGTCAGCTCCCGTCCCACGGTCTTCGCGGCGTCTCTTCCCGCCCCTGAGCCCGCACGAGGAGCGTAGCGGCCGGCTCGCCCTACTCGTCGTCGTCGAGGTCCGTGAGGAACCCGTCCCGCCAGCCCAGGGGCCGGTACTCCGCGGCCTCGGGGAAGGCGCGCTGAGCGGCCGTCAGGCACATGCCTTCCGCGACCTTGAGGACCTCCTCCGGGGCGTCCGGGCTCATCGTGAGGGTCTTCCCCCCGGCGATCTGCCCGTCCGCGAGGACGGCCTCAACGGCGTAGACCTTCACCCGCAACGGCTCAGAGTCGTCCCGGAGGACTTCAGCGCTCATGCGGTGAGGGTAGAGGGCTCACGGCCGGCGGGCGCCCTCCGGTCGAGTTGGGCCGGTACCGCCGCGACGCCGGCCGCCGCCGTCACCCTGGCGCGGTCCTCCTCGTCGAGGAGCTCGAACGGTATGAACGACGTGTCAGCGACCTGACCGTCCGGGCCGTAGATCAGGAGCTCTATGCCCTCAGGGGTGATGACCTCAGCGCAGTCGAGGTCCGGGCCCGTGTCGGACAGCCAGGACGCGGTGAGGCACCGCTCGGAGTCCCGCACATCGTTCATGAGTCAACGGTAGGCACCCGGCGCGTCGGAGCGCTCGGGCGTATCGGGGCGCACCGGGCGTAACCGGGGGAGCGTGCACATGGGTGAGGCCCGCCCCCTGTACGTCCTCAAGGGGCGGGCCTGATCTCCATGACACTCCCTACCCGGCGGATCATCGGCTGTGCTGGCCTCACCGCCCGGTAGTCCTCCAACGAGGGCGAGCAGGAGCGTAGCGGAGTGGCGACGGGGTGTCATATCCGCTGCTCAGAGGGCGCGGAGTCGAGCGGCCGGCCCCCGCTCAGCCTGGGGGCCGGCCTTTCTCGTGGCCGGGGTGACAGGGGCCGCTCTTCAGGCTCACGGCAGCCTCGCCGGATGCGGGCCCCGTAGGGCCGGACCGGCATCCCATCCCTTCGCGTCACCCCTATGTGGGAGTCCTGGTGGTGCGCCGGGCCCCCGCGCTCGGGGTGTCAGCGGAGGCCCGGCGGGCTCGTCCCGGGGGACCTCCGCCCGCCCGCTGCGCCGCGTGTCCCTCTACGGCAACGGGCGGAGGCCCCCGGTCCTGGCGCCGACGGTCAGGGTTGCGTTACACCGCCGTCCGGACGCTGTATCGGCATCACCGACGGCGCCTCCCGGTCGCGCGCTTGCTCAGGG